ACAACATTGCAGACTATGCTGATGGCTCAACTATGGCACATAACTTCTGTATTTCGTTATTAACACACTATAACCACGGCAGATTTGACGTGGAACAGATATCAAAAGAACGTATGTTGGCAGGAGTTTTCTGATGAATTTCGCCCTATTAAACAAAGCTAAGAAGAAAAGAAGCCAAGTAAATGAAGAGTTTGACATAGTTAAGTATCTTAAGAAGACTAATAAGCTTCAAGATTATATGGATATTTATATGCTAAATGAACCAATACCATTACTTGATTCTACTATTGAGTTTGATAGGGTGAATTCTCTTTCGGCAAATGACCCAGAAATATCACTAAAAAAGATGTTTGGAGGTTAATATGGCATTCTCAATGGTTAGTACTGGGTGGTGGGATAAGCTTAATATGAACCGCCAAATGGTTGCTTCACAGTCAAAAGAGGCTGTTGATGCTGGGGTTGGTGGTACTGTAAATGCTGGATACTCTTTTTGGAATGAAGATTATACTGGGTTTCAGCACCTTGGGGCAGCAGCTGCAGGCGTAAGCTCAGGTTCTGTTAATATAGCTTTGACTGCTGGACTTGGTTTTGGCCTACACCACGGTGGTATAAATCTAGTAAAAGATAGGCTATCTGAGATATTCCAAAGACCAGCTGCTGAGTATATAGACAATGTATATCAACACAAAGGCGTAACTTATGCCAAAGCTCTTAATGGTGGACCTGCAATACCAGTTGGTGGCGCAACAAATACTGGGATAAATGAATTGCGGGCCTTTGGACAATCAGAGCAAAGAATAGCTGCCATAGGAAAACATACAACAATGTATGGCAAAAAAGGCGTATGGAGACAACCAGCAGGCGCTGCAGGCATTGGTGAGGGAGCATTTACTGGCAGATCTCTGCTAATGACAGGATGGGGCGCAGGACTATCAATGGCAGCATTTATAGGCCTTCCTATCATGGCTGGTGCTGCTTTTGGTCTTGCTGGTAGATTATTAGACGAAGCACATATGGGGTATCAACAATCTAAATACCATCACTTGGATAAAAGAGACTTTAATAATAGGCAAATGATGGAGTGGAATATGCAGAAACAAGGGCAGATGATGGATAACATGATGCCATATGAAAACAATATGATGTCGATGGCAAGAATATATCACAGTAGATAGGAGTGAGTTATGGCATTTAATATGGCTAAAGGTATAGAAAGTGTAGTTGATGGTGTATCAGATTTCTTATTTAAAGGAACAGCACAGTCTGCTGTAGGTGTTGGAACATACTCAGCAAGCTTTATTGGTGGCAAAATAGGACAGCATACTGACTCTGCTGCGGCAAGAAGTTTATTTATGAAAGCGCATGGACCTGGACTACACAAAAATGTATTCTTTGGTGCTGCTCTTGGTCTTGGATTCAGTGCTGTAGGATTAGGACTAAGAGGATTATTTGGTAGTGATAAAGTACAAGAAGAAGGTCCATTGCAAAGTGTAGCCAAAGGTGGTGTAATAGGTGGGGCTACTGGACTAGGACTGATGGCATCATTTGGAATAAATGATATGTTTAAAAGGAAATCATTCCAGACACAGACAGGATTACTTGCAGAGAAATCAGGTATAGTAGGTAAGGCAATAGCAAGAGGTCCAAAATTCCTAGGATCTGGGTTAGGACTAGGAGTGATGGCAGGTGGAGTGGCAGTGGGCGGTGGATATCAACTACTGAAGTCAATCATATCAACTAACTTAACAAGGCCAACAGACTAATATATGTCAGTAAATATTAATGCATCACAGTATAAGAATAAACATTGTCAAGAGTGTATAGCTAAGAATATAGCTAAGTATGGTAGTTTTGATATACAGTGTAATGGCATAACTGTTAATAAAGATGTTAAGTTTGCTATATCACAAGGTATGGATGAGCATGATGCTAAGTGGATGTATGACCCTAGATACTTCTTTGAGGTAGTATATGGGTCTAAGCCAAGGTGGTATCAAGAGCCTATTTTACTATGTACATCAGCTAACTTAGTATCCAGACAGTGCCGTCAGTCAGGTAAGACACTGGCTATTATCATGAAGATAATGCATTTCTTATTAACTAACGATGACCAAACAGTACTAGTTATCACACCTAATGAGTCTCAGGTTAAGAAAATATTTGAAGAATATGTACTTAGAGATTGTGTAAATAAGAGACAAGAGATAAAAGAATCAGTAGTATCTAAGACACAGAAGCCATATTATAAGGTAGAATTTTGTAATGGCAGTAAGATCCAGTTGATGATTGCTGGAGATACTGTCCGTGGTCAGTCATCTACTTGGATATATATTGACGAAGCTGCCATGATTGGTAGTGAATTATTAAACTCTATTTTGATGACTATTGCCTCTAAAGGTGATGCTGCTGTCACTATCCAAACATCTACTCCTAAGGGTAGAGGTAATCAATTCTATAAAGCCTGTAAGGAATATAGTAACTATAATGAATATCATATCTCTATTCACCAAATAGATGAGATGAAAACATTGGTACCAAGCTTCAGAAGACAGCTTGGTGAGACTGGTTTCTTACAAGAAGCAGAAGCAGAATTCCCAGATATTAGTGGTGGACCTTTCAATTATGCTGGTATTGATGCTGCTAAAATTGATTATGAATATGAGCATTGTGTAAGAGAACCTGGTCTAATATACATTGGTGGGGTAGACTGGAACGGACCAACTATCGGTACGTACTTCTATGTAATAGCTTTTAACCCAAATACATACCAGATAAAAGTAGTAGATAAACAGATAGTATCTTCGGCTAACTGGAATAGTTTAGTAGCTAAGCAGATGTTAATTGACCTAAATAGGAAATGGATATGTAAACATTGGATGTGTGATTATGGATATAGCTCTTCTATTATAGAAGAATTAAGATCTTACTCTATGAAGATAGCACCAACTATGGGCAATACACACCCAGATGCACAGATAAAATATATATTAGAGACCATAGAATTTGGATCTTTAATAACTGTTGTTGACCCTTTTACTAAAGAAGAAGTAAAGAAAACAACTAAATCATTCATAGTAGCACAAGCAGCAAGACTATTTGAGCCAAATCCAGAAGGTAAAGTAGCAATACAATTCTCATTACATGATGAAGAATTAGTCAAAGCACTAGAGAATTATAAACTATTAAATGTAACTTCTAGAGGATTTGAGCAATATGGATTTGAAAAAGGGGCTGGTGTTGAAGACCATCCACTTGATGCTCTGAACTTAGCCATCTATGCTATAGTAAAATACTATGGAGAATTGTTCAAAAGGGTTGTATATCACGCAGTCACCATAGGTGTATCTCATAAAATAGTTAATGCTGCTAATGATATTAATGAGAATATAATAGATGCAAGAGGAAGAGATGTGTTGTTATTATCAGGTAATGACGACCCACATGAAGATATAGGAAAACATTGGAAGCCAAAAAGTCCTGACGATAATGTATTTAATGGTGTATCTCGTACTTTTGGAAGGTCTGGATCCAACTTAAGACCATCTGATGATTTCAATCCGTTTAAAAAAAGAAGTAATATAATCAAAAGAACATATATAGGATAATAAAATATGATAGAATTATATCAAGAATTAGTACCATTTACTAATGAGAAAACTACCAATAAGGTCAGTAAAGATGGCGAATATACAAATCCTATATTTATGCCTCTATCTTTTGATGTTACTTCTTCATACAATACAGTTGAAAGCGTTCTATACATTAGGAATAATCATCCAAAAGAATATTATGATAATGTTCATATATGCCTGCTAGCTCCAATAGCGTATGCATCTAATCCATCTGTATCTGATGGATTGCCTATTACACAAACAATAACTACTAGCTTAGCTTCCAGCGGAGGTAAGGTACTATTCAAACAAGGTGCTACAACACACTTTGAATTAGATACAGAATACTGCTCTGGAGTAACACCTAATCCTTTACCAGCTCTTAATGTAAGCACATTCTCAAATACTATAGGCATATCTACTGTACCAATATCAGGTATAACTAACTATACACTAGACACAGCTAACTATGAAATAGCTGACGTAAGATTCAGTTTAGGCTATGATGAGGTCTCTGAATCTGCTTGGAAGACTAAGAATCACAGTATTATTATACCAAGTATAGGTAATAGCTCTATGCCTGATAACTCCTTTATACCAGTAAGAATGAGGATAACACTTAATAATAAGTATGGTGATATGCTTACTCTAAGGAAATTCTCTGTACATATTGGCTATGGCGATGTAAGGACTATATAGATGATAAAGGATTTTTTAGATAAATTTAAGTCTGTATGGACTCCTGCTAAGATATTAAGCAATGAAATATTGGGTGGTGAGAAAGTACAACAGTCGCAAAGCGACTTAAATGATACTGCAGTGGCACAGGCATTGGCAGATCATCTGAATGCAATACAGGATTATAAAGATAGAATAGATGCTTTTGACTTCCTATCACAACAAGCTAAATCTAACTTTAAAGATAAATCATACCAAGCAACAAGTGAGAGTATGATTAATAGTATCTCTAAAATTGGTGGTAAAGATGGTATTGTTGACTTTGCTCTAGCTGAAGAAGCAATAGCACTCATACTTGATTGGATGGATTTACAGGCAGCAGACGCAGTTTCTGCTAGCTTTAAGGGTGAAATATAATGGCTCCTAATATAGCTAATATAGCACAATCATCTAAGCTCCTTAAGCAGGATAAAGTTTTGATGAGTATGGGTAAATCTACAGTCTATGCTGATAAAAAAGCTACAATGGACTTTATGATAAAAGGTGAGTTCTCCTTACTGTTTCCAGAAATACATAAGGTCTTTTTAACATCAGATGAGATACAAGCATATATATGGGAACAGCTACAGGTAGCTTTTAATACTCATCATGAACAATCGCCACATATTTGGTCAGGCCCTGGAGTCGCGCCAGCACCAGTACAAAATAAAAGTTCTATATTGCCACCAAAGCCACCATTGTTCACTGTCAAAGAAATACCTATCAATCCACCTATTATGTCACGTGGTATTCAAGTACCAATAGCAGACCCAACTAGTGCTATAGGAGATGATGATATAGACTTAACTCCCCCAATCCCAGTATTAAATCCAGTAATGGGGTACTATGCTTCACCAGTAAATCATATGTTAGGTGCGTAATGGTAAATTCTAAATACATAGCAGCAGAGAAAGTACTTACTTTCTACATAGAAAAACTTGAAGATGATAATACTGAAGAAGCAAAATGGGTACTACAATATATAAATTTACAGATGGCTAAGTATAGATGTAGTAATATATTAGGTATGCTTTATAGTTATCCTATCCAAGTTGAGGATGTATAATGGCTAATAGAGAGAGTTTGGTACTTGGCTCAACTATGACATATCAGTCTAAGTATGATGATATATTGGGTAAAACTACTATTATAAATGGGAAGATAGTTGAAAAAGATATTGTAACGAGAGCTGCTGAACAAGTTGGTGCTGCAGCTTCTTTTGCTTTTAGAGATCCAACAAGTGCTGGAATTGGTGAATCAGGAGCAAGTGCCACTGGTCAAGTAGCTTCAGCACAGACTGGTAGGTATCAAGTAAAAGAATGGATTGAGAGTAATAAGACAGTAAATCAATTCTTAACTAGTACTGGTAATATGACATCATCTGTAATGGCTGGTGCTGGTAGTGTGGTAGCATCTACAATAATGGGTGTTGGTAATGTTGCAAACAAGGCAGCACCATCAATAGGAAGAATAAATCCAGAGACAAAGAAGATTGAAGGATTTGTGGCTCCTGTTGCAGATTCATTGGCTGCAATAAAGAAAATGGGTGATGATTTTGATGAGCTTATTAGAGAGACCTTTCTTGGCCAAATATTCAAAATAAAAGGCTCAGAAATACTTTGTGCATTATTCTGTGTTATTATTTCACTGCTTGATTGTAAGACAAGGCAAGACCTTTATGAGGCAACAGTAGCTATAAAAAATGGTATTGCTGGAGCAAATAGGTCTTTATCACAGATAAATGAACTAACTAAAAGCCCAGTAGAAGTACCATTATTTAATAATAAAACAATAGCAGACAATGTGGAATCACTATTTCCTAACTTACAGAAGAATCCACTTACAAAAGGTAAGATACAGAAAGTAGCTAACGCGCCAAAAGATAGCTATACAAAGACCCCAGGCTTTACTATAGAGGCTCCACCAGATGTACAAAAGACAATAGAGATGATAACTCTTCTGCTAAGCGTACTTGTTAATGGCCAACTAAATGTACCAGTAGGCTTTAGTGGTTCACTATGGAACTTCTCACAGGCTGTATTAGGCATAATAGAGCAGATGGTAACGCAGATAGTAGATGAATTTTTAACTAAGGTAGTATCCAAAATAGAGAAAAAACTTAAAAGTATGATACCACAAATGTGTGTTGGTAACTTAGCTGTTAAGTTTATTAATAGGATAATGAATGCTATTTATACACTTAAGAGATATTTGCTAGATCAACTAAAGATATTACTTGGTGAATCAGAACAGTTTAAACTTAAATATAAGAGATTTGAATGGCACTTTAAAGAGCTACAAGAACTATTAGCTATACTACAAGCACTATCTTTGCTACTTAAGAAGTTCCCAGAACTAGTATTAATGTGTGGCATTTCACCATGTAATAATTTACCACAACCAGAACTTGATGAGATACGTGATAATATTAGAGCTAATATGAACTTGAATGAAACTAATATACCTGCTAAACTAGTTTCAGATATACCATTACCACAAGGTAAGACGTTAGATGAATTAGCTGATACATTAAAAAGCGTTACTGGCCAGCCAAACGCTTATGGTATTGTTAATCCAAATGGTGGGTTTCATGTTATAATGCCAGATATGTTTAAAGACGCACCTCAAGCTATACAGAATATAGTTAACTCATCAGAGTTTTTAAATACATTAGGCAGTGCATACACAGTATATCAACAACCAGATCAGGGTATTAGTGTGGTCTATACATACGAACTTAAATGCTAATAAGGATATAAATAATGAAAACACCAAGCTTTACAGTACTAAACAAAATAGCATCAAGCCAATATTTAAGTGACAGTGCAACATTAAACCCAGCAGATGCGTATAGGTCTAAAGTAGCCAAACAGATATCTAAGATAAAAGAACCTGTTCCAAGGTACTTTGAATCCATAAATCAGATAAATAATTATTGGTCTGAGGGTGAATATGACCTAATGGAGATTTTCAAACTGTTAAAGTTTGAAGCATATTTCTTTAAGGCAACACAAAAGAAGCTTAGTTTACTTACTAAAAGTGGCTTTGAAATCCACAGTGACAATGATGAGATTAAAGAATATCTTGATGCTAGATTCTCATTGATGGAATTACAGACTGGATTTTCAATAAAAGGTCTCTTAGAGGAAATAGCTTTTTACCTAATAGTATGTTCAAACGCATTCCTAATCAAAGTACGTGATGAAAATTTCCAATATGCTAGCTCTTACAAAATAGACAATAAAGATATGTATCCAGTATCAGGTCTATTTATAGCACATCCAACATCTATCAAGCCAAGATATAAATGGGTTAGATTTAAAGATGGAGTCCAAGTTAGGCATAAACTAGAGCTTGCTGCTTGGGTATATGTTAATAAAAGAGGAGTTATAGCAACCTTTGAACCTGAAGATGTTGTCCACTTTACCTTATATAAAGAGTATGGAATGACCTTAGGTACACCTGAAGTTATATCTGTTATTGATGATATACGTACTTTGAGGAAGATGGAAGAGGATGTTCAGCTGTTACTATATCGTGATTTGTTCCCTATATTACATTATTCCGTTGAAGAGCCAGCTATGGTTGACCACGCTTCTGGTACTACAGAACTAGATATGGCAAAGCGTGATCTAGAGAAGATGATGCAGGATGGTGGTATCGCTACTGACGCAAGACATAAGATAAACTATATAGGAGCTCAAGGTAAGCATATAGAGGTACGTCCATACCTTGAATACTTCCAAAATAGGGTCTTCTCGGGCCTTGGGATATCAGCTACTGACTTGGGTATAGGTAAAGATA